TCAGTAAAAGTAAAATGCAAACTTGGTAGAAACAAACCTACTAAAATGTACTAGGAGGGTTCATGGCCCTCAAGGAACTTTTCAAACGGGGAATCTCTCAACTTCTCAAAAAGAAAAAAACTGATCCTGTATCAGGAGAGTCACAAAAATTAATTACTTATACACCTGAAGCTAAAACACAAACAGCCAAACAACTAGCAAAAAGAGATGCAGAGCTACCTGTAAAAGTAGATCGTAAAATAACTGATGATCTATTGATGGGTGAAACAAGACAACCTGCTTTTGGTTCATCAACTTACGATTGGGTTATGAGAAAAGGACCCGGTAAATATTCTGCAGATGAATGGATTGATCATTTAACTTCCTCTAGAAAAGTTAATTACAAAGTTTTTGGTAAACCCACAACTCGAATAGAAAGAGGACCCAAAAGATTTACTTATGACAAAGGATCTAGGTTTGCTGGTAAAGAAGCTACCATAAATAAGGAAGAACTTTTTGATACTAACCTTGCAACCTTTGATGACTTTGGAAATATTACTGGTGGATTAATAGGTGCAGCTAAAAGATTTGGTTTAAAGTTATCAGCACAAGATATTGGTAACATGATAAAGATGAACCCTGTTAATAGATTAAAACCAGTTGAATATGGTGGTGTGTTTTCTTCACCAAAGGTAGATACTATTTTTAAAGGTTTATCTAGTAAGATTGATGATCTAGCAAAAACTAATCAGCAGATACCAGTGTTTCCAGATTTAAAAAGAAACTTAGATGGTTTAAAAAGAGCGATACAGACAGGTGATCAAAATAGTATAGCAAAAATTTATGCTAATTTGAGAGGAGATTTGGGTGCATTAAAAGGGGCAGAAGCTTTTAATCAAAATAACCAAGTTCAAATAAATGGTATTATAGGTGGTATAGATGAATTAGTTAGAATATCTAGAGGTGGCGGTAATGTAAGACCTGTTAAATATCAAAACGAAACTAGCTATACCTTTCAAGGTGGTAATAATTATAGGGAGACTGTGTTCGTTCTTGATGAACCAATTATTGGTAATACTCAATCAATGCGAAACTTAGGGCATTATGAAGGTCTTAAAAATAATTTATTTCACGTGAGATATGATACAAGAATAACTCCTGATGGAAAAAAGGCCATGGTCATTCATGAAATACAATCAGATGCTAATCAAAGTATTGCTAAACAACTTACAGCCAAGGATGCATTCAAAGGAGAAAAAAGAATTAACCCATTTCAAAAAGATATTGAATTAGATTTACTTATAAATTCTAGAACAAAATTATTAAAAGATATGGATGATGCAATAGCTAAGGGTCAGTTTAATAAATCAAGAGCTATTGGTGATGATTTAAAAAAAATTAATCTACAAATAAGTAACACGTTTAAAGGAGGCACAGATTTTCCAGCTTCATATAAATTTGATTACTTTCCATTACTAGATGCTGATGCTTATGGAGATTATGCACTTAAATTTTTAATGAACAAAGCAGCTAAAGAGAAAGTTGATTATGTTGCTGTAATGCCATTTAATAAATTACATTTTAGACAAGGTTACAAAGCGGGTAATGAGAGATTTTATGGTTATGCAAATGGCAAAGGTATTGATAAAAAAGGACAAGCAGTCATGCCACAACTGATGAAGAAAGCTGCAAAGTTCAATGACTCAAAAGCAGGAACAATAAAACTATCATTATCTGATCCTAAGAAACCTTACAAAGAAGTAATGAAAGATAATTTTACTTATCCTGAAGCTAAAGGAGGCAAAAAAATTATAAGTGAGTATCATGAAACAGCATCTAATGCCCCTATGAAAGGATATAAACTTATACAAGAAAATGATCCAAGGTTGTATTTTGATGCTTTTGCTATTGAAGTTAAACCTAATATGGCATACACACAGAAGCTATATAAGTCTGAGGGTGGCTTAGTAGTGGATATATTTAAAACCTTATGATAAATTAAACTATGGCTGTAGAAAAGGGAATTCCCGAAAATATCGAAGAAGAAACTAAAGTTGAAGAGATCAAGGAGCAACCTGAAGGTCTTCCTCCAGAAATTCAAATAGAGGGTGAAGAGACTGTACAGGAGGATCCAATTGATGATTTCAATTCGAATTTAGCTGAGGACATGGATGAAAGAACTCTGAAACGATTAGGGATGGAATTAATTTCAGAATACAAAAAGGATAAAGAATCAAGAAAAGAGTGGGAAGAGGGTTATACTAAAGGATTAGATTTACTTGGTGTACAATACAATGAACAGACAAGGCCATTTAAGGGAGCTTCAGGTGTCACCCATCCGTTGTTAAGTGAAAGTGCAACAACTTTTCAAGCCTCTGCCTATAAAGAATTATTACCAAGTGATGGTCCAGTAAGAACACAGGTTTTAGGTATACGTACACCGAACACCGAACAACAAGC